CCTGGAGGACCAATAAAAACATAAACTTCAGTTTTAAAATCACGCGGTTTACCCAACCCCCATCACCCCGCAAAAATCACGCAAACCCCGCCCATAGCGTATAAATACTGCAGGCATCTTCTCCGCAACTTCAGTCAGATTTCCCGACGTCTCCGTCAGAATCCGAGCTGCTGTTTGAAGATCCGATCTGGTACCCGAAGAGGAATCTTCGCCAATCTCGAGGTAATCCCCCTCTTTCTTGCAATACTCGCTGGCCTCTTTGTGGCTCCCCCTCGCCGGCTCCAGATGGGCCCGACCAAATCCGGGTAAGCGCTTCACCGAGCTGAGTCGCCTTTTGTTCTTGAAATTCACGTACCCTTGCAAGTGTGGGGTACCGCTTTTTCCAACCTCTTTGCCGATAATAAGGTATCTCGCTATACTGCCTCCACACTCCACAATAGATTCCCACTCGGTCGGGGTCCAGTTGTTTATCGTAAAACACCACCTGTGTTTCGGGCTTTCCCTCCGGACCTAGAATAGGATGACAATAAAAGTCCTTATCTTCAGGACACTCGTAGCACCACAAAAACTCAGTTATCCAGTCCCCGTCCTGCGGCATCAAAACACGAGGCCGCTTCATCATCCACTGCCCGGTATATCCACTCACACGGTGCGGAGCATCCATAATGGGATACCACTTTTTCTCCCTACAGACCTCCGTGGATCCGGGTTCCGAGGTGCCGGGTAATACTAGCCCGGCACCAAAATGAGACACAGAGCTATATGCAGAAAAAGACCCCACCAAGGCCCCCGTGGCTTGAAATACAACTGCAATTCCCGCGCAGCCGCATCCGCACAAGCTTCCCGCGTTTTCCCGCAT